AGACGACATTTTACTAATGAATCTGATTCACATCAAACAAATTCAAATGAACTTGTCACGAAGAATAACAAAAGAGATACTATAAACCTGAGTCATATAAAAAGTAAAAGTCATATGTTAAAATCATCACAATAAAATATTTTTTAAAAATGTTTCATATGTGTAAACTTTATAATCCTTTTTTCTATAATGAGAAGTATAATTAGGAGATAATAATGCATATTTATTTAGTAAGAAAAAAAAGAAAACTAAACGTAAAGCGTAGCTATATTACCATATATGGAATGTTTACAACTAAAGTAAAAGCTCAGAATTGGATCAATAATCAATTCATACCTGGACATTTTATAATTGATGAGGTTTTGACTGATGCTGAAGTACATATGGAAATTTGGTAATTCTAAACTGTTTTCCTCAAATTATTATAATATTTAAAATCATGTACAACCCAGAGATATTCTTTGTCACTTTTATACCAGAAACTAATTCCTTTTTAGCTCATGCTCGTAAAATATTACAAAATAATTTGGTGTATGTAGCAGAAAGATTAGAGATAGATTCAATGATTTTATATCCTGAAAGAAATAATGTAAATATTGCTAGTGAATACAAGCCTTACTTAGAAGAAGCTATTGAAAAAGTTGTTCTAAACCATGAGTTACATGTTTTCATTAATGAACTTATTGAGATTTGCAATAAATACCCTGAAAGCTTAGTAAGGGTAGCGGAGTAACTTTAGGTGGTGCTAAACACCTAAATCAATTCTAAAGGATTATGCTAAACTCCAAATAAAATTTCCTTTAGAAATAAAGAAGCCAAAGCCATAAAACTTTGGTTTTTTTATTTATAGAACAGAGCGTAAAACCCATCGGTCTTTAGCCGATGGGATGCAAGCGACTAAACCTAAAAAAACGTTCTTTCTATTTAAAAAAGTTTGATATATACATTATATGTCTGAAGATATATCTGGGCAGGGACTGTCCAGTACACGGGTGGAGACTTTAATAAGACTTTGATAGCAAAGCATAAGTCAGCGAAGCCCGAAGCTCATTTTAGCTTTAGCAAATGGGTAGTTCACGATATATATACATATATAATCAAGAAGCCTTAATTTTTTTGCTTAATTTTTTTTGATTCACAAGGCTTCTTGATTATACTTTTAATAATTCTATGAGATATAAACATATAAAACAATATTCTGATTTTTTTGTAAAAAATCATCAAGAGAAAACTGAAACTCTTAAAAATCCAAAAAGTTTCAGAGAATTAAATTATTTTGGTACTTTTAGATGGGAAGCTTGTAGAAGTTATAATCTAGATACATTTTACCAAAGAATTATAAATGGAGATTTCTTTATAATATTAAATCTAAGAAATCATCCAATATGTTTGATAGATATAGTCACTAAGATTATAATTGATTTTGATAATAAAGAATATAAAAATTTAGATTATTATAATTATTTAAAAAAGTATCCAGAAATTTATAAGTATCTTATATCATTGGACTGAAAAATATCTATTGTTTCATTTTCATCATAAGCTCTATAATATCTAATTAGACTCATCTCAGAATTATAAAAATCCTTAATGCCGTGAGAGATTAACATTATTTGATACAATGTATTTTTCATAAAATATAGTTTATTAATTTATTACCATGTTAAAATGGTTGGTATTGCTCTTGAAGTAGAAATAAGAGCTTCTCCATTTCTTACAAAAAGTGAAGATCCACCGCCATCTAGATTTATAGCATGATGTGCTCCTGCACTTTGTAGTTTATTTGCAAACCCTATTATGTCACTACTAGGTGTGACCATAACTATAATTTCATTAGTAGATGTAATTCCTATTGCTGTTCTCGGTCTAAATGAAGCATCTTTTGGACCTTGTTTTTTTATATTAACAAAGCCTTCCTTTACTAAATAATGACTACCCGAAAACGCTTCGACTGGATTTGGTATTTCATTAATATTACCAATAATTTTTATATCGGGTTTAGTAACCATTAAAGGCCACCATTTACCTAAAGTATCAAGTTTTGCTCCATAGTTTATACTATTCGAAAAAAAATTTGCGGTAGGGCTACCATTTGATTCAAAAAAAGTTAGATTTATAAAATTCTTATATCCCTTTTGAATCCATTCTTGTATTGTTAATCTTTTAAAATCAGAATCAAAAACAACTTTAATTGCAGATGGGTCTATAATTTCAATTCTATCACTACCATTGTCTTTTACGATAGATAATTTTTGCTCTACTCCATATGCTATAGTATCTTTCTTAATTTCTTTACTAGGGAGTAGATAACTTAAATTAATTGACGCTAAGGTATAGCTATCTATAAGTCCAGTAGGACTTAAACCTTTAAATTGTTGTAATTTAACTAATGAATCTTTTGATTCTAATCCAAATTTTCCATCGACAGCCGTTTTTCCATTTTGTCGAATTTGATTCATATACCCATTATTAACTAGATACGTTTGAACCTCAATGATATTACTTTCAGAAAATCCTTGGTTATCATAAGAACTTTCATTTAAAGTAACCCATTCTAACCAGGATTCAAATAATAATATATTGTTGTTTTTGTTCATAATGCTTTTTAAAATATTTGATATATACTGAAAATTTTTAAATCTTTATGGAAGACACAATTGCACTTGAAATCCATGAAACATCAGTTTCAGTAATACTATCTAATTTAACCGATGAAGAATTTGATTCATTTAGTGATTGTATAATCTTCTAAATTTATTCTTCATCATTAAACATAGAGATTTGACTTGGATGATAGAATGGCTTCGTATCACTTTCACCTTCTTCCCATTCACCTAAGTCATTTATTACTAGTCCTTCTATCTTTACATGTTTTCTTATTTCTTCAGCAGTCATTCTAATCATAGAATTACGACTATTTGATAATGGAGTTCCTTTATAATTAAAATTACCTTCAACTGTTAAAGGTGCTCCTTCAATAGATATAAGTTTTTTATTATTACTTACATCATATTCACTTCCTATAGTCTTGGGACTTCCATGAAGATTTTCTATATCTGTATTAGTAAAAGTAAAATTATAACCAACTTCTTCTGGAAGTCTACAATATACCATAGAAGTTATATCATAATTCTTCTCATTTTCAAAAACTAAATCACCATAAATTTTTCTAAAAGAACCTAAATACCCTTCCGAAGGATCAGTATAAGTAGGTATATAAACATCTCCATCATAATCTATCGAACCGTCTTCATTTTCTTCTGCTTTTGCTGGATCAAGTTCTAAACTTTGTAAATCATACCACCAAGATGGTTTTTCTATTTCGTTCCATTCAAATGCATCTGCTTCCAAACCTGTGATTTCTTCTACAACTTCAAAAGATATTGAATCGTCATTCTTATTAAAGCATTCCATATGATCTCCATATGGATATACAGCTACTGCCATTTTTGTATACAAACCTAAGTCATATTCATCAGGCATTTCTCCATATACACTATAATACCAATCTTCAATCAAGGATATATTTTTAACCATAATATAAAAAAGATTGATTTCCTTATTAAGTGTATAATCTTTCCAATAAGTATCACTACTACTTGTTGTACACCATTTCGTATCATTCCCCCATTCTCGACTTGCTTCATGTGACTGAGGAACAACTACTAGTAAATCTTTATTATCCTTAATCACGATAAAATCTCCACTTTTAAGGTCAGTTGCTTCTTTTTCTACTTCTTCAATTTCAGCATCTTCTACTGCATTTCTCAAAGACTTATAATTTTTAAAATAATTTATGTCTGTTTTTGCGATTTTATTTCTATTAACAAGTGTATCAAAACGCTTAATTGTAACCCCTATTTGTTGTATGGATTCTTCATCTTCATGCTTTCCCTTCAAATAAAAATCAAGGATTTTTTCAATGTATTTCTTATTTGTAGATAAATCGAAACCCAAAGCTTCTTCAAATTCTTTTTCAGTTACCTTTTCGGTATCTAAAAATCTGGTTCTAGCTGTTGAAAGTGATTCATTAATAAAAGAATTAATATTCTTCCATTCTTCATATAATTTCAAAAATCTCATATCATTTGGCCTTTTATATTCAATCTATATATATCAAATACATTTTAGGAATTATTTTTATTACTTTTATAAATATATAGAATAAAAAGGACTATGAAGAAAGCAGGAAGTGGTAACGAAAAAAAGAAGTCAGCACCTAAAAAGACAAGACAAGGTAAAAGTATTAATACTAAATTGGCCCCTACACCATCTAGTCAGAAAAAGAAACTATACAGAGGTCAAGGGAAATAAATTAAGCCTCGTAAGAGGCTTTTTTGCTTTATATAAAGAAATCTTAACATGTCATAATCTCCCAAAATCTAAATTTTAAATGTATCTTAAATAAGCCGTTTTATATATAATTATATGAATATTTTATATGGAATACAGCTCAATGGTAATGGTCATATTACCAGATCAATAGAATTAATCGATAATCTTTTAAAAAAAGATTTTACAGTTGATATTATAGCTTCGGGTAATAATTCGAATTTAAATTTACCATTTAGTCTCCTTAAAAAGTACAGGGGATTATCTCTTTATTATGATTCAAGTGGTAAAATAAATTGGTGGGACTCTGTTAAAGATGCTAATATTAATCAACTCATAAAAGACACAAATCTAGATACATCTAAATACGATTTAGTTATTTCTGATTTTGAACCAGTATCAGCATGGTCAGCTTATAGAAATAATAAAAAATGTATTAACATCTCAAATCAAAATTCTTTGCTATCAAATAAATCTCCTCGTTTTAAGAACGAATTAATAGCTAATTCTTTCTTGAAGTACTTTGCTTACAGCAAATATAGAATTGGACTCCACTACAAAGAATATGATCAAAATATTTATCAACCTATAATATCTAATAAAATATTAGAATCTACTACTTCTAATGAAGATGTAATTCTCGTATATCTTCCAGCTTATAGTTTGAATTTTCTTAAAACTCTGTTTAAACAATTTACATCTTTTAATTGGATCATTTATTCTAAAGAAAGTAAATTAATTGAAACAGAAACGAATGTAACTACATGCCCATTAAACTTAAATAATTTTCAAAAACATTTGGTCAGATGTTCTGGTGTAATTACTGCATCTGGTTTTACAACAACGTCAGAAGCTTTAGTGTTAAACAAAAAATTATGGTCTATACCTATAAAAGGTCAGTATGAGCAGATTTGTAATTCAAAGGCTCTTCAAGAAATGGGTATATTTATTGAAGATATTAACTCTGAAAATATTAAGAAATGGTTAGAAGAGTTTAGCCATATAAACTATACTTGGAATAATCCAATAAATTCTATAATTAATAAAATTATTGAAATATATGAAGATTAAAACTCTTTTCATATCCGATGTTCATCTGGGGACTATTAAATCTCAGCCTGAAAAGTTACTCAAAGTTTTTAAAGAATATGATTTTGAGGAGCTGATTATTATAGGTGATTTCATAGATATGACTTCTTTAAAGAGAAAAATATACTGGAATGAAAATCACTCAGCAGTAATTCAAAAGATTATAAAAATGTCAAGGAAAAATGTTTCAGTAAAGTATATTCTAGGAAATCATGATTATTATTTGAGAGACTTAATTGAGGAAGAAAATATTAATTTAGGTAATATTCTAATTTGTGATGAAGTTATTTACGAAACAATTAAAGGTGAAAAGATATTTATTTGCCATGGAGATCAGTTTGATGGATTTGTTAGAATACATCCTTTTATTTATTATCTTGGTGATATAGCCTATGAGTTTAGTTATACCGTTAATAGGATCTACAATAAAGTAAGATATGTTTTCGGTTTAAACTATTGGTCTCTATCTAAATATTTAAAGAATAAAGTAAAAAATGCGGTTTCTTATCTTAATGATTTTAAATTCTTAGCTATTCAAAAGATACATCAATCAGAATGCGATTCTATTATGATTGGACATATTCACCATCCATGTATTGAAAAAATTGGTAATAAAAATTATTACAATACTGGAGATTTTTGTGAATCATGCTCGTTTTTATATGAGGATTATGAAGGAAATATAAAGCTTATTATAGTAGATTAATATTTAGTTTTTTAACAAGTATTTTTAATTCTCCACTTCCTTTTATTAATCTATGATATGTTTCCTTTGGAATAAATATTGTTCTATTTAGTTCTATAGGTAATTGATTATCAAATTGAAATTTCCAATTTGAAGGTTCGAACGATTGTATTATTCTATCTTCTCTATCTCGATGCCAAACTAGTTCATGAGAATCTATATCTTGTGAAAATACTCTTATGAAGGTATCTTCATTAATTTGCTCTTCATTAAAAGGAAAATCCATAATGTTTTACCAATAACCAGGATAACTTTTACCACCCCATAAATGTGCATAACGATTTACTCGACATGCCCAATAACCTGGAGTTGTTTTATCTTTTTTTAAATGACATTTATGTCTAGCTGCAAAGTTTTTTCTGGCCTCTGGATCAGAAACCTTGGCTTTAAGACCACCAGTTACATCTCCAAAATGAACTATTTTTACTTTACCAGTTTTAGGATTTTTTACATATACTTTGTATTTCTTTGGTCCACTACTTCGTGTGGGTTTATTTAAATCAACTTTACGCCCTTGATATTCAGCTTCGAGTAGTTCAATATATTCATCAGAGAACAGAGGTAAATCGAGAGGTACTAAAGAATTTTCATAATTTTCAAATAATCCAATGTCAGTTGATGTAAGTAACTGTGAATCTAGTTCATCTAAGTTATCCAATTGACCACTTTCAAATAATATTCTAGATTCCTTTAACAATTCAAAATAAGAATCAGACTCAGGCCTAAATACATTATCTATAGGTGAAATATTGTTAGAAACATGATAGTCCATGTTTTCAGACATTTCTATGAATTTTTCAAAGTCTTTTATTTGCTTCATAATAATTGAATATTTATTGTATATATTCAATTATTGATTCATAATGTTTACTAGCCTGATCTTTTAAATAATCTACATCTTCTGAAGTTTCTATAATGTCATAAAAATCAAGATTGAATAGGTCAGAAGAATAATTTAAAGTATAAATATCTTCGCAAGATAATATCCAGTAGAGTGATGATGTTCTTTCTTGTTTGGCTTGTAATACATTATCTTTGGGAAAATATTCCCATTGTAATTTTTGCATAATTAGGATTCTTTAATAATATTTTTAATTTCTTCTTTTAATTCTCTAGCTCGTTCTCCTCTAAAAGTTGAGGAATTAGATAAGAAATAGGTTAATATACTCTCTGCATTATCAAATCCATATTTGTCATTTTTATTTGCAAGAAACTGCATAGCATCTAAATAAGGTACAGCTCCAAAATATATCTTGGATCCCCATTCAGTTTTAATATCTTTAGCAATTTGAAAAATAGGTCTGCTCATATAACACCATTAATATTTATTATTAGTTCTTTACAAATATAATAACAAATTTTTAAAAAACAAATAATAATGAACAACTTTTGAAAGTTTAATATAATATAGAAAAGGAATTTTATGGAAAAGCAACAAAATAGTGTAGCGATTGAGTATATTAATGTACCAGTTCTTATTTTAAACGGTGAAATAGAAAATGTTCGCTCGAACATAGTTTATACAGTCGATGATAATGGTATCAAAAAATTAGTTACTTCTGAAGATGATGCTAAAAATCTTCTTTATAATTACTTTAATTCATCTAAAGAAGAACAAGAAATATTCAATAGGATTAAAGAAGAAGATGTAGATAATGCTCATATTGTTATTGAGTTTCCTTGTGAAGAAAAAAATTATATAAAAAACTTGAATTACAATATATCTTTAGAATTTATTGGTTATAATTCAGAAAATAAAAATCCTCAATTTAAAATAATTCATGATACAATATCAGGAAATCCAAAATTAACAATACAATCTCTAAATCAAGCTGTAGTAATTAAAGAACAATTTCAACTATTCTAAAAAAAGCCCCTCTAAATTGAGGGGCTTTTTCATATATACTCTAAAAAATTCAGATGGGTAAACACGTTAAACTGTTCGAAACATACTTTAATATTAAAGAAGTCGTACATGGGGATTTAAGTGACATAACACTTAAAATATATGTACCAACCAAAAAAATAGACTTTGACAAATTTGAACCTAAATTAAATAATGTACTTAGATTAACCACTCAATATTATAAAACTAAATGTTATAAAAATATGTTTATATGTAATATAAAGATTGATGCTAATTCTTATAGATTTTCAACAGATTTCTTTTCTCATATGTTAAATGAACTTAAAATTCATTTGGATTTTTTCAAACTAGAAGTTGAAAAATCTGATGTGGTAGATTCCGAAATTAATTTATATTTAAAGTAAACAGATCAACCTCTTTTCTTTTCTTTTGATAATTTATTATGAAATAACCAATCATTAAATCTCTTAAGTTGTTCTGGATTTAAAATTTCTGAAAAAGAAGAAATAAATTCTTTGTCACAAGACTCCATACAATCTTTAACTTTAAATTTATCATTGAGAGCCACGATATTCATTTTGATAGTTCTATTTAATTCTGTCATTTTAGTCCTTGCTTCTAATCTGCTTATCAATCCAGAATCTAATTGTGTTTTAATCGACTCCCTTACGACCTTCGCAGAATCTAATATTTTTCTTTCTTCTAATTTAATACTAGATAAACAAGACTTGATACAGTCTTCATGTTTTTTGAGATAAATAGATGCTAATGTTCTTTGCATACTATCTAAATCAAGTCTTTTAATAATACCATGAAAAATATTTCTTTTGGGACTTGATCTCAAAGAATCTTTTATTATCTTAACATCAACAATATTATCATATGAATCATTTATAAATTCAGGGGAATAAGCATTCACAGAGAATGTAGAATAATTTAACTTTTCGATAGATTCGATGTCAACAGGTGTTTGAACTAAACCTTCATTACACGAAATGAATAATAATCCAATAATCAAATACTTAAATAGTTTCATAAATTATATTTATTTTAATTATATATCTTTTTTTGATAAAAAAATAATATGATATATAATTGATAATAACTATTCAATCAGAGTTAGGTTACACATTTCATGAATTCAGCTCTTCAGTTCATCAATAGCAATATTACACCAAATAATCAGAAGTTAGCATTATCTGCATTGGAAGAATTATTACAATTTAAAGAAAGTGATGATTTATATTATAGTTGCGGATTGATATCTGCAAACTTAAATGAATTCAATAATTCTTTATATTATTTTAATAAAGCCTTAGAATTAAATCCATATCATAAACAATCTCTTTTTGATTTAGGTGCAATAAGTTCTCACTTAGGTAATTGGGATAATTCAATTATGTATGGAGATAGATTAATTGATTTAGACCCATCATATAATAATATATTAATACATGTTGCAAATACATATTCATATGTAGGAAATCATAATATATCAATTGAATACTTTAAAAAGGCAATTGATATTAACCCTTATAATTTAACGGCTTGGTCTGATTTATTTTTATCATTGAATTATGTAGACATTAATATTGAAGATAGAATATCTTTAAGAAATAAATTTTCGAGTTTATTTTCATCTTTAATAAAAAATGAATCACCTCAATTACAAAAAAGAAATAAATATAAAGTTGCTTACATTTCTTCTGATTTTAGAAATCATGCAGTAAGTTATTTTTTAAAGGGGTTAATTACAAAACATAATAAAGAAAAATTTGATATTTATTTTTATAGTTGCAGTAATATTGAAGATGATATAACAGAACAATTTAAAAACTCTGGTAACTTTATAAATTGTTATAATATGTCAACTGAAGATGTAGTACAACGTATCAAAAATGATGAGATTGATATTTTAATTGATTTAAATGGATTCACTCAATCAAATAGGTTAGAACTTTTTTTATATAATTGTGCTCCTATTCAAGTTTCTTGGTTAGGATTTCTTAATTCTCTTGGAATTCCTTCTATAAAATATAAAATTTCAGATGAAAATTTAATTGATAATGATACTGAAGGATATTATTATGAAAATATAATTAAGCTCAAAAATTCTTTAATTTATGATCCACCTAGCACATACCCTAAAATAACACCTTTACCATATACAAAGAATCAATTTATTACATTCGGTTATTTTAATAATTTAAGAAAACTAAATGTAAACGTACTCGATACATGGATTGAAATTTTTAAAAATAACCCTAATTGTAAATTAATAATAATAAAAAGTAGTTTTGATAAATTAAATCAAAATTTAGTTTCATATTTTAATTCTAAAGATTTTTTTAATATTGAATTAAGAGATGAATCAACGTTATATGATCTCATGCATAATATAAGTGAAGTAGATATAGCTTTAGACCCTTTCCCACATTCAGGTGGAGCAACTACTGCTCATTGCCTTTGGATGGGTGTACCAGTGTTAACTATAGATGGAAAATTAGAATTTGAAAGAATATCCAGTTCAATATCTAAATCATTAGGTTTGGATATATTTATAGCCAAAGATAAAGATCAGTATATGAAAAAAGGTATACATTTAAACATGAACGAATTAGAAAATATAAGATGTAATTTAAGAAGTAGATTCCCTAAAGCTGAATCTGTAATACATGAATTAGAAAGTAACTTTGAAAAAATGCTAACAAAAAATTTTATTACTTAATATTTTTTTTTCTATCTATAGTTTGATAATAAAATTCTGTAAATTCTTTAAATGATATTAAACCGTATCTGATAGCTACTTTAATTATGTACAGTTTTTTAATTTTATTTATAATATTTTGTAATGCAAAATTAAATTTATGTATATTGTGTGAATCTTTATAGTGATTACAAATATCACATGCAGGCATTAAATTTTCAAAGTCATCAGTACCACCTTTAGATTGAGGAATAAAATGATCTATTTTCATTTCATATAAAGATATGTTATTACCGCAATAGGCACATTTGTTATTATATTTATTCAGAACACTTTTTCGCAAAGATTCCTTCATACTCAATATATAATTTTATTAATTATATACTTCAATTATAAAAAAATATGATAGCTTTATTATCCGAGATTCAAAAATTTTTAAAAAGTATATTATTTATTGAACTAACAAAGAGTTTTTCTATAATATGTATTATACTATTTGTTGTGTTTTTTATAATTTACCCAGTTTACTTAAAATTACTTTCTAAATGGAGAAATAAATATGGAAGAAATATTCAATAATCTTACTGAACTTGAAAAAAAAATCGTAGATTATGTCTGTAGTGCTAAAACAGTTAGGATGAGTGATATTTTAAATTATATTAAAGGTTACAGTTCAGAATATATGCAAAATAGAGTAAGAGATCTAGTAATTAAAGAAGTTTTAATTACGCATCAAAATCCTATTGTTCCAGAATGGACATATGAATTAAGTTACTTTTACAAAAGTTATAAAAACTTACTATAATATTAGTATTTAAGATTTATTGCATGTGGATTACTTTCTTGTAAAGAATTACTTGAAACTTCTACATACACAGAAGTCTCATATAAATTACTGAGACGTTCTACTCCTGAATAAGAGCATCCGCTTCCTACACCACCTATAATATTTTGTAAGAACTCAGCTACCTTACCTTTATAAGGAACCGTAGTTGATATACCTTCAGATACAGAGACTCCACCTAACCAATCCTGTTGAGCTTCTTTTGAAGCCATGCCTCTAAATTCTTTTATAGGTCTGCCTAACGTATCATATATAATATTGCCTGGAGATTCATCATATCCAGAAAGTAATGACCCTAACATAACAGCATTTGCACCAGAAGCGAATGATTTGACCATATCACCTGTGTTTCGAATACCTCCATCTGCAATTATACTATAAATTCCTGATTTAAAGAATTCTGTATTTCTTTCTTTACAATCTATTATAGAATATAATGTAGGCATACCATGACCAGAAACAATCCTAGTAGTACATGCACTGCCTCCACCTATACCGACTCGTACTGAATCTGCACCTGATATAAGCAAATTGGAAAATGAAAGATGTGTTGAAACATTTCCACACATAATATGTATATCGTTTGGTACTATACTTCTTAGATATTTAACAGCATCAATGGCTCGTTTAGCCTGACCATTTGCTGTATCTATACATAAAACTTTTACTCCAGTTTCTAAAATATTATGAACTATTACTTTGTCATTTGCTTCTAACAAAGAAATAGCAACACCCTTTAAACCTTCTACTTTGTTTAAATGCTCTATTCTTTTTTCAATATTCATAAATCTATGGATTATTCCTAAACCTCCGTATGTAGAAAGTAAAGAAGCCATCTCCCACTCACATACTGTATCCATAGGAGAAGCAATTATAGGTAATTTTAAATCTAGCATGGCTAAATAATTTTCCTCGTTTCCTAACTTCATAGATAAATCAACAGAATATCTACTTTTTACTTCTGAATTATGTTTTGGGATAAGTAAAATATCATCAAAACAAAGAGCTTTTTCAATAAATGGACTATATTTTTTCATACTTAAAATAAAATATTTAACAATACATATTTATATCATAAATAAAAAAAAAGTTTCACATCTATGATATATAAAAAAAAAGTTTATTCATGAGTGATATATTTAGATTCGATCAATTTATACTAAACGAAGCAAAAAATTCAAAAACTCTTTCAAGAATTCATATCAAGCCAGGTAAAATGCACAAGTTATTAGGCATTCCTGAAAATGAAAGAATTGAAGATCATTTCAACGATGGTAAACATCTTGCTATGACATTAGTAAAAGCGTTAGGTGGAGATCAAAGAAAAGCATCTGGAATGTTGGCATGGGTTGCAAATATTCAAAAGGGACCTAGTATATTTGATGAAGCCTTATCATCATTAAAGGAATTTTAAATTATGAAAATACTTAGATTTGAAGATTGGTGTATTAATGAAAATAGAAATATTAAATTAAATGAACTTGATGATTATATGCAATCATATAAGCCTCAAAATTCTCCTGCTGGAAAAGACTATACGAATTATGCCAAATCAATGTTTAAACCAAAACCATCTATTATTAAAGATAGTGGTGGAGATCTAATAGAAATAATAGATCCATTAGCAATTAAAGTTGATTTTGATTTTAATTTTCGTAAACTGACTATCAGTGAATGGATTGATAGAGGAAATAAAAACTTTATAAATCTTAGTTTTTTTGAACCTAGCGGTAAACCCACCGCAAACTTTTTTTCGAAAAGTATAAACCATGGAGCAAAACTTGATACTTTAGGTAAACGTTGGCCTATGATGGTTATTAAACCAGAATTAAAGATAGTTGATAATATTTCTGAAGATCCATATCCAATTGAAGCATTTTCTGGTAGTGTTTCTTTAGTTAAAAATGGAGTTATTCAAAAACATACGCAAGGTAATAAAGACGCTGAGCTAAGACCCCGAACTGGTATAGGTACAACATTGAAAAACGAAATTATCATTATGGTTACTCCTAGAAGTGACTTAATAGGGTTTGCAAATAAATTACTAAATGCTGGGGCTTATCACGCTATCAATTTGGATGGGGGTAGTTCATCTCTATTTGTAAGAAATGGACAAACACTTTTTTCTACTACAAGTCCTGTATCAACTATTTTAACATGGTAATTTAAAAGTGTATTAAGTAACTTTTACTATAGACTAACGTTTAGTTTTTATGAATTTGTTTTAAAATTATTAAATATTTTAAAAAGTTTTACATATTGTAAAATTAATAAAATTTGGGGTTTGTTTATTTTATTTGTATTTTTGTAATGTTGATGAATGAAAATATATTATAATTTATTTTTATTTAGTAATTTGCCTGCACAGGCAATTTTTTTATTTATATATTTGGAGTTATTATGACCAAAACAGAATTTATTAAAACTCTTGTTGAAAAGTCTGAAAAAGATAAAAAAACAATTGATTCTGTCATTTCAGCTATTGATGAAATTGTAAAAACACAATTAGCATTAGGTCAAAATGTACCATTTGGAACTTTAGGAACTTTTAAAGTTACAAATCGTAAAGCTAGAGAAGTAAAAAACCCTATCACTGGAGAAACTATTCAAGTTCCTGAAAAAACAGTAGTTAAATTTGGAGTTTCAAAATTATTAAAAGAAATGATTGCAAATAGTTCTGCTAAATAAAATCATTGTGAATGATAAAGGGTCTCTATAATATGAGACCCTTTTATTTTATAAAATAATATGTATATTTAATTGATATTTAGTTATGAATAAAAAGACTTTGAAAATTGGTATATTTTATGACGGTAATTTTATTAACCATGTTTCTGATTTTTATGTATATAGACATGCAATACATAGCCGTCTTTATTTAAAAGGATTACAAGATTTTGCTGTAAAATTAATTGCTAAGAAAGAAGATATAAATGTAGAGTTTTGTAAAATTGTTGATTCTCATATTTATAAAGGTAGATTTACAGCAAAGTCAGCAGATGAAAGAGATGTATTATATGGTGAAAGAGTTTTTGATGATGCTTGTATGTATGATGGTATTACTACACATTATATTCCGATAAAAAAACAACGTGGGAAGATGATTGAAAAGGGAACTGATGTTTGGCTTGCTTTAGATGCATATGAAGCTGCACTACAAAAGAATTTAGATATAGTTGTTATAGTAACAAGTGATACAGATTTTAAGCCTCTTATAAGAAAATTGCATTCGTTAGGTGCTAAAACTATGCTTTTAAGTTGGAATCTTGAATGGGAGCAGGAAGGAGAAATTCAGGTTACTAAAACATCTCGTGATTTAACAGAAGAAGTAACATGGTTTATAGATGTTGCAAAAGAATTTTTAAATAATTCTGAAGAGTTAAAATCTATATTTGTACAAAAAAACGATAAAGAACAAAAAGAAGGTTATCAAACAAGTAACTATAAAACTAAATATTTAAAATATAAATCTTACGATACCAAAGATAGTGATTTATCAAATCAAGTTCCAGATGTTGAGTTCGATCCTGAACAAAGAGTAGAATCAGAAATACAAAGTATCAAAAATGGTTATGGATTTATTTTATATCCAGAACATAACATTTTCTTCCATGCTAAAGATATTATTAATTGTAATTTTGAAGATTTAGAAATAGGTGATGCTGTAGAATTTCAAATCTATTGTAAACCTAATGGAGAAATGGTAGCTAAACAGATTAGTTTATTATTTGCTTCTGATGAAGATTCAACACAATATTAATTTTGATTGCAAATCTTTTTGTCAAATACAATAGTATTTTCATATATATACTTAAAATATACTATCAAATGGCTGTTTTTACTAATTATAAAAAATATTTAGATAGAGTAGAAAATCAAACAAATTTGGATAATTGGGGATTTGATAATAATTCTATCTACAGAATATTTGAATTTAAAGATTTTAATAAAGCTATATTATTTGTAAATGCTGTAGCTGATTTTGCAGAAGAAATTCAACATCATCCTGACATATTGATATACGATTACAAGTATGTCAAGGTTTTTTTAAAATCTCATGAAGAAAACAAGGTAACTGAAAAGGACTACAAATCAGCACATCTTATAGATAATATATATAACACGACATTTTAATAACCTTCATTATCCAATTTAAGTTTAAACGGACTGAATTATAGTTATGCATTTAACTATAATATCTGTCATATTTATTTAAAATAATTATGCAAAATATATCTTCTTATTCTTTACATACCGATCTATATCTTATGGATATTGAAAAATGTCTGTTAGCTCATGGTTTACTAAACGAATTTGAAAATATTGAAAAAAAACATTCAAAAACTATTCAATCTATATCTAGATATCAACAAAGTTTTTATAATTCTATAAGTTATAGTAATAAAGCTCTAAATAATAAAATAACTATGGATTGTAATATAGAATATAGTAAAGAATTAATTGATAGAGTTTTTGATATAAAAAGAAAACTATATAGAGGTCTTTAACATTAATATTTTATGATACATTTAGAAAATAATTCAAACATATATCTCAATTTAGGAGTAGTAGGAAGTCGAACATTTATAGATAGAGACTTAATATTCGCATGGCTATGTAGAGTTAATAAGGATTTAGGCCCATTCGATAAAATTATTACTGGTGATTCACAGGGTGCAGATTTAATAGCTGAGTCATGGGCAAAAGACAAAAATATAGAAACCAAAATATGCTATGCTGATTGGACTACATTAGGAACAAAAGCAAGCTTTTTAAGAAATATTTCAATTATAGATAATTCAGATTTTGTTATAGCATTTTGGGATGGAGATTCTAAAGGTACTGCTCATGCTATAAGAGTTACTCGAATGGAAAATAAACCTTTATTGGTAATTTCAAAAAATGGTTCTAATTATGAATTATTATCTACTATTAGATTTTTAGATTAATTTTTAAATTATATGAATGATACAAGACCAAGTTGGGAAGAATACTTTTTAGATATAGCCGAAAAAGTTTCAACAAGATCTACTTGTTTGCGATTAAAAGTTGGATGTGTTCTCGTAGCCGAAGATAATAAAATATTATCTACTGGATATAATGGGTCTCCAAAAGGTATGCCTCATTGTTTAGATGAAGGATGCTTAAAGAATGAAGAAGGAAGATGTATTAGGACCGTTCATGCTGAAATAAATGCTATTTTATCTGTAGATTCACATTTAAGAAGAAATAGTACTTTATTTTGTACACATGAACCATGTGAGCATTGTACCAAATCTATAATACAAGCTGGCATCATAAAGGTAGTATATGAACATCCTTACCCTAATATAGTTAATAAGTTTTTTAGTACATATATCAAGTGGATACACTATAAAAAAAGGAGCTAATATTTAGCTCCTTTTTAGTTTATGCTTCTATTTCTAAGTTAGTATTATAAGTGAAGATCAGTTTATCAAGTTTTTTATCAACTTTTATTTTCACTTCAGAACCATCTTTAATTAAGCCAGACAGTAATTCTTCAGATAATGGATCTTCTAGATATTTTTGAATGCTTCTTCGTAATGGACGTGCACCATATTTTTCATCAAATCCTTTATCTACTAAAAACTCCTTACATGTTTTAGAAATATTTAACGTTATATGTTTATCAGATAAACGACTTTCTAATTTTTGGAGTTGAATATTTAAGATACTTATCATATCTTCTTTTTTTAACTTTTTAAAATAAACAATACCATCAAGACGATTGATGAATTCTGGAGAGAACATAGTTTTTATAGCTGAATCTATTGTTTCTATAATATGCGATTCATCACTAGTATCTTTATTAATAGAAAAACCTAAACTTCCACCAGCTTTAATATCTCTTTGTCCAATATTAGATGTCATTATTAGTATTGTGTTTCTAAAATCTACTTTTCTTCCTAATCCATCAGTAAGATGACCATCATCAAATACTTGAAGTAATGTATTTAAAGCATCTGGATGTGCCTTTTCTACTTCATCTAATAAAACTACGCTAAAAGGTTTTCTTCGAACTTTTTCAGTTAATTGACCACCTTCTTCGTAACCTATATAGCCTGGAGGAGCTCCAATTAATTTACTTACAGAAAATTTTTCCATATATTCAGACATGTCTACTCTAATTAAAGAATTTTCACTATCAAATAAATGTTTAGCTAATGTTTTAGCAAGCTCTGTTTTACCTACACCAGTTGGACCAGTAAATAGAAATACTCCAGTTGGTCTAGAAGGATCTTTAAGACCTGATCTTGATCTTCTGATTGATTTTGCTAAAATATCTATCGCTTCATTTTGACCTATAACGTATTTCTTTAATTCATTATTAATGTTCATAAGTTTTTTTGCTTCATCTTCAGATACCTTTGTAACAGGAATACCAGTCATTATAGAAATTACTTTTGCTACATCTTCCTCAGTTACAATTTGTTGATTATCATCTAAAGATTTTTCCCATGAAAATTTTATTGCTTCTAAATCTACCTGTATATTCCTTTCTCTATCACGAAGTTTAGCAGCTTCTTCAAAATTTTGATTTCTTATAGCCTGATTTTTTTCAATACTAATTTCACCTAATTCTTGTTCTAATGACAAAATTTCTTTTGGCACTTCGATATTTGATAATCTAACTCTAGCCCCAGATTCATCTAGTACATCAAATGCTTTATCTGGAAAGAATCTATCAGTAATATATCGTTCAGATAATTTTACACAAGCTTTGATAGCATCGTCAGTGTATTTTACACCATGATGCTTTTCATATTTATCTTTCACATTAGTAATAATTTCTAATGTTTCTTCTCTAGTAGGAGCTTCTATAATTATTTTTTGAAATCTTCTATCTAAAGCACCATCCTTTTCAATATGTTCTCTATATTCATTGAGTGTTGATGCACCAATACATTGAATCTCACCTCTAGCTAAAGCTGGTTTTAACATATTAGCAGCATCTAAAGAACCAGAAGCACCACCAGCACCAACAAGAGTATGTAATTCATCAATAAATAATATTATATCTTCATTTTTTTCAAGTTCTTGAACAACAGACTTCATACGTTCTTCAAATTGTCCTCTATATTTAGTCCCTGCAACCATTGATCCCAAGTCTAAAGAAATAACACGTTTGTTCATTAAAGCTCTTGGAACTTTTCTTTCAATTATTTTTAAAGCTAAACCTTCAACTATTGCTGTTTTACCAACACCAGGTTCACCTATTAAAACAGGGTTATTCTTTTTTCTTCTTGCAATAACTTGTACAACTCTTTCAATCTCATTAATTCTACCAATTACTGGATCTAATTTTCCTTCTGCCGCTAACTTTGTTAAATCTCTTCCAAAATTATCTAAAACTGGAGTTTTGGTTTTAGTTGTAGTATTAGGTTTAGGTTTTTTTAATGCAGATCTGTTTATGGTTGAAGATAATGTTTCATCATCATTGTTAATGTATAAATCTAATTCTTTTCTAAATGTATCATAATTTATATCTTGAGCGTGCAAAGATTTGGAAGCTTCATTCTCCTCATCTCTCAAAATAGATAGTATTAAATGTTCACTTCCTATTTTCTCAGATTTGTACAATTTAGATTCTAAATAAGTTACCTTTAATACTTTTTCAGCTGTTTTTGAAACAGATAAATTTGTCGTTTGGATTGAAACTTTACTTGTATCTAATTCTTTAACAATTGATTTTTGTAATTGTTTTAAATCTGTATTAAGAGATTTTAGTACTTCAATTCCTATACCTTCATTACGTTTTAAAACACCTAATAGTAGATGTCCTATCTGAATGGTATCATGTCCTAATCTCATTGCTTCTTCTCTTGAATTTCTAATGACTTCTTGAAGTCCTTCCGAGAAATTTGCTTCCATATATGTTCCTTTTTGTTCTAGTTATTGGTAGTATCTTTTCTAAATTTTATATATCAATTGTAATACACTACAATTGCTATAGAATTTTATCTATGATACCATAATTTAATGCTTCCTCAGAAGACATCCAATTGTCTCTGTCTGCATCTTTCATAATTTTTTCAACACTCTGACCTGTATGCTTTGAAATTACACTATATAAACTTTCTCGAATTTTAATCATTTCTCTTGTATAAATTTCTATATCTGATGCTTGACCTTGTGTACCACCTAAAGGCTGATGCATCATAACTCTTGAATGTGGCAAGGCATATCTTTTCCCCTTTGCTCCTGCGGTCAAAATCACTTGACCCATAGAAGCTGCCATACCAACACATATCGTCGATACATCAGGCTTTATGTATTGCATAGTATCATATATAGCCATACCTGCACTAACACTGCCTCCTGGTGAATTTACATAAAGATGTATGTCTTTATTAGGATCTTCAGACTGTAAAAATAAAAGTTGGGCTATAATTATGGAAGAAGCATAATCATCAATACCACTACCCAAATAAATAATTCGATCTTTTAATAATCTTGAGAAGATATCATATGATCGTTCTCCTCGTGAACTTTGTTCAATTACGTAAGGAATTAAATGAGATTTCATATTTTCTTTTAAAAATGAATAATCAACTTTAGTTATAACCTTTTTATTATAAAATTGCAATTAGTTCAAACTAATAAGAAAATGTTTTAATTAATCAATTATGATATATCGTATACATAATAAAAAATATATAGGTTAAATTTAACTTTGTAACATGATTACAATTGTATCCATCCATTGGGATGTAAGAAATAAAGGATGGGTAATAGATTCAGATAAATGTAAGATCAAGTCTAATAAAAAAAATATTGTTGAAATTTCTATTTCTGGTGTTCGTAAAAATATATTCATACATAAAGACATATTTAAATATCTAGAAATATTCTACCCTACAGAATATAATAGTAATGATTATAGTAATATAGATTGGGCTGCTTATTCATTGAGGGATTGTATATTCTTTATAGAAAATACTCAGGATTTAAAAAAAGGGTTATGTTATTTCTATCGAAATTTGGAAAAGGTAGAAATAAATGAAGAACTTAATGGAAATAAAATAGATTATTTTATAGATAGATCATCATTTTCTCATGGATTTTTTATTTCTTAAATTATTTTAATAAATAATTTGAACTTTTCAAAATAATTTACTATATTGATAATAAATGGGG